CAGGAAGGCATAAGCTGGAAAGTCATAGGTTATCACCTTGGCTTTCATTATGATTATTTGCAGTCATGCGTTAGCAAAGCAAAAAAACAAGGGTTTGATTTTTTTAAAACAGGTAGATATAAAAATTAATATAATAGATTAAAAAAGTGGTTTTAATATGGAAAATAATGATAGAAGATCATCGGCAAGAATAGAAAATCATAAGATAAGAGGCGAAAATAACGGAATGTCAAAATTAAGTAATAATGACGTTATTCTTATGTTTGATTTTTACAATTCATGCAATGATGAAGTGGAAGAAATAGATAAAAAAATTATTGAATTAAAAAAAAGACGATTAAAAATAAAAAGCCAGATGACTAGAAAAAACATAGCCAATATGTTTGATATATCAACTACTCACTGTGAGCGCATATTAAAAGGCGAGTCAAGACTTGAGCTATTAAGGGTTTAATTATGGACTATAACGATTTTATAAATAACAAAAAGCATTCATCTATAAAGGCTGGATTTGATCCTATTTATATCCCTGATAATTGTTTTGATTTTCAGCAGCATATTATCAACGAGTGCTTAATTCATGGCCGTTACGCTGGATTTGTTGATACAGGGCTGGGCAAGACATTAATACAACTTACAGTTGCTAGAAATTGCTTAGAAAAGACTAATAAGCGAGTATTAATAATTACACCTTTAGCGGTTGCTTTTCAGTTTTTAGATGAGGCTAAAAAGTTTAATGTATGCGAACCAAAATACTCAAAGGATGGCCATCTAAAAAGCGATATTGTAATATGTAACTATGAAAGACTAGACAAGTTTAATCCGTCTGACTTTGGAACAGTTATTCTTGATGAATCATCAATACTTAAAAATTTTGACGGAAAAATAAAAAAACAAGTAACCTCTTTTTTAAAACAGGTTAAATATCGGTTTTTGTTTACAGCAACACCTTCCCCTAATGATTTTATTGAATTGGGTACAAGCTCTGAGGCGCTAGGTCATTTGGGATATATGGATATGCTTAGTAAATTTTTTACTAACAATGAAGATACTGTAAAGCCTGTTAATATCGGCACTAAATGGGTGTTAAAAGGACATGCGGAAAACGATTTTTTTGATTGGGTATCAAGCTGGAGTATATCTGTTCGTAAACCGTCAGATATTGGATTTAGTGATGATCGACACGTATTGCCTGAATTAATTGTTAATCAGGTTGAAGTTGATAACCGTGATATTTTAGCTATTGATGGTCAATGTGAAATGTTTGCAAGGCCAAGCTCTAGGCTTCCCGAAGTTAGACAAGAGCAAAAACAGACTATTCAAGAGCGATGCGAAACAGCGGCAGATATTGCCCATAATCATAAAAATAGCGTTTTTTGGTGCAATTTTAATGATGAAGCAAAATTATTAAATGAATTGATTCCTAATTCTTATGAAATAAAGGGATCTATGAGCATTGACAAAAAAGAAGAGTTATTAGTTGCTTTTCAAAAAGGAGAAATAAATAAGCTAATAACAAAGCCTAAAATAACCTGTTTTGGCCTAAACTGGCAACACTGCAATCATACTGTATATTTCCCAACATTTAGCTATGAACAATATTATCAAGCTATACGTAGATTTTGGCGGTTTGGTCAAAAGTCTAATGTTAATGTTGATTTAATATATTCCAATGGCCAAGCAAAGGTAATTCAATCATTGCTAGAAAAATCAAAAAAAGCTGATAGTTTGTTTTCAAAATTAAATGATTCAGTAAATAAGCTAGAAGTACATAACAAATTAAACTTAAATCAAAAATTAATTAAACCGGAGTTTATCTAATGAATAAAAATGCAGAACAAATTAACAATGTTAAAGATCAGATAATTAGTGATAATTACGCGATTTATAATAGCGACTGCATGTATGTGATGCCAGAATTAGAAAACGAATCTATAGATTTTTCTGTTTATTCGCCGCCATTTGCAGGTCTATACAATTATAGTTCTACTGAAAATGACTTTTCAAATTGTGAAAGTAAAGAGCAATTTTTACAGCAATATGAGTATCTAATAAAAGAAATAGCAAGAGTAACAAAAGCAGGAAGGATAACGGCTGTGCATTGTACCGATGTTATTAGCCATAAAAACGGAGGGGGCTTATGGGATTTTCCAGCGGAAATTGTGAAGCTACATGAAAAACATGGATTTAGGTATAGGAATAGAATTACTGTATGGAAAGAACCGTTAAAGGTTAGAATGCGTACTATGGTTAAATCCTTAATGCACAAATTGATCGTAGAAGATTCTACAGAGTGCTTTACCGCCATGCCTGATTATATATTGATTTTTAAGCGAGTTGGTGAAAACAAGGTTCCTGTTACTCATGATTTTGGATTAAATGAGTATGCAGGTGAAACGCCTATTTTACCAAATATTTTAAACGCTTATAACAATGCTAATGGCACTAATTACAATGCAACGACATTATGGAATCATTTAAACGAGTCTTTTTCCGACCATCAAGACCCAAAAAGCAACAAGCTAAGTCATTATATATGGCAGCGTTACGCATCTAGCGTATGGGATGATATACGCATAGATAATGTTTTACCTTTCCGAGATTCAAAAGAAGAAGACGACGAAAAGCACGTGCATCCTTTGCAGTTAGATGTAATTGATCGTTTAGTAGAGTTGTACACTAACCCAAAAGAAGTATGCTTAACCCCGTTTATGGGTGTTGGCTCTGAAGTTTATAGCCCTGTATCAATGGGAAGAAAAGCTATAGGCATAGAGCTTAAAGATTCATATTTTAAGCAAGCAAAAATAAACCTGTCTTTAGCCAAAAATCGCTATGACCAAAAGCAAAACGATATGTTTGAGTGATAAAAATGAAGTTAAGACCTTACCAACAACAGGCTTTTGAAGCTGTTGTTACACATATAAAAAAAACAAGTGAATCTTGTGTGCTTGAGGCGGCAACGGGTGCGGGTAAAAGTCATATCATAGCGGCCGTTGCCAATTTTATTTATAAAGCGAGCGGGGGCAAGCGTATTTTATGCCTTGCCCCTAGCAAGGAGCTTACCGAACAAAACAAGGATAAATACCCAGAACCATCTAGTTATTTTAGTGCATCGGTCGGCGTAAAATCGCTAAAAAATAAAGTGGTTTTCGGAACGCCTCAAACTGTTTTAAATAGCATTAATCGGTTTAATAATTTTTGTGCTGTTGTTGTTGATGAGTGCCACGAGATCACCCCCACGATAAAAAAAATTATTGAAAACTTAAAAGAAAAAAACCCCAACTTGCGCGTTATTGGATTGTCGGCAACGCCGTATAGAATGAAAACAGGATACATTTATCAGCTTGACGAAAACGACAAGCCGACAGGCCATGATGCTTATTTTAAAAAATTAGTTTACAAAATCACCGCGCACGAATTGATAGATATGGGTTATTTATCACCACCTGTTAGTGAATGCAATTTGCAGCACTATGACACCAGCGGCATTGACTTTAGAGATCAAAAAACCATTGATAGAGCATTTGAGGGTCATGGCAGGAAAACGTCAAAAATTGTTTATGATTTAATTGAAAGATCAAAGCATAGAAAGGGTGTGTTGATTTTTGCACAAAGCATAAAACATGCTGAAGAAGTTATGGCTAGCTTGCCTCCTGAAAACAGTAGGTTGATCACTGGCAAAACCAAAAAAACAGAAAGGGAATTGATGCTAAAACAATTTAAAGCTTTTGATTTTAAATACCTTGTTAATGTGGCTGTTTTGACTACAGGGTTTGACGCCCCACACGTTGACGTTGTGGCGGTTTTGCGAGCAACTGAGTCCGCTTCATTATTTCAGCAAATAATAGGGCGAGGCTTGCGGATTTGCGACGAAACCAGTAAAAAAGACTGCCTTGTTTTGGATTATGCAGAAAACATCGAAAGACATTGTCCAGATGGTGATATTTTCAATCCAGAAATAAAAGCCTATAAATCAAGTTCTGAGCCTGAATTGATGGACGTTGCCTGCCCTGATTGCGGCACTATTAACCAATTTTTTAAGCGGCCAAACCCAGAAAGGTTTTTATCGAATAAAAACGGTTATTTTTTGGATTTAGCAGGCCAAGAAACAGAGATGCCAGCGCATTATGGGCGCAAGTGTTTTGGTCAAAGTTTAATAAACGGCAAGTATAAAGAATGCGATTATCGCTGGTCGTTTAAAGAATGCCCAAGCTGTGGCCATGAAAATGATATTGCGGCCAGACGTTGCGAAAAATGCAAGCAAGAAATTGTTTGACCCTAATGAAAAATTACGGCTTGACGCTAAAAAATTAAAGCGCGACCCTTATGCTTTAAGCACTGATAAAGTAATAGGGTGGAATTGTAAAAAATGGGTTAGCCGTGGCGATAACGAGACATTAAAGGTTGATTATCAAACCGAGTGCAGGCAATGCACCGTATGGTATATGCCTAAGCACCGAAGGCAATGGGATGATTTATGTTATGCGGTTTTTGGTAAAATAATTGAGTCACCACATGAATTTATAAAAACAATCAGGCAGGGAGAAATGCCGACAAGCATAACGATTAAAAAAAGCAGGCAAACAGGTTTTTTTAATGTATCAGCGCATAATAGGAAAATAGATGAAATTCCCCAAATGGCTTAAATTGTACGGCGATATTGATTTTCGCGGAAAATGTCCGCCAGAAAGTGCCGAGCAAATAACATTCTTCAGGCAATTGCCGCCTGATCTTAAAGCAATAGCGATACACCCACGAAACGAGGGAAAGCGTAGTTATCACCAAACGGCCAAGGAAAAAGCCGAGGGAATGAACGTGGGAGCCTCTGATATAATCATACCCGCCGCCCCTGCCTTTGTGTGCGAGCTAAAACGGCTTGACCACACCAAAAGCGCATGGCAAAAGGGGCAGATTGAATACCTTGAGAATTGCCAGAAAAACGGCTGTTTTGTCTGTGTGGCGCTGGGATATGAAGCCGCCCTGCAAGCTGTTGAAGATTGGATAAAAAATAAATAATTATTTTGCTGTAAAAGCTTTACATTAACATATATTTATATATAATAAGCCCCATAAGTTAATAAAGCACACAAACGAGGGTTAAAAAAATGAAAAACGCTATAAACTTTAACGATTTTCTAAAAATTATTTCTTTGTCATGTAAGAATGATTCAATGAATTTGAAAAATTTAATTGACCATTATCATGGGTATGATGAGCATATTGCAGAAAAAAAAGACACGTCTTTTTCCTTTGGCAAAAGCTTTTTTGAATTGTTTTACTCAAGTGATTCAGAGTTTAGGCTAATTGAAGAAAATGGATTAATTAGAATAACCAAAAACGGGCTAACAATCAGCAAAGCTTATAAAGAAATAAAACCTGTTATGCTTGGGAATCATTTACTTTTAATGATAGGCTCTAGCACGCTTGAAAGGTTTTTAACTTTTGATGGCTATCAATTTATAGAAAGCGAGGCAAAGTCGCATGATTTTAAATATGACGATAAAATAAATAAAATTGTAGGCAATCTTGGGGCTTGCTCATATATATTTGACCCATTTACAGGCAGATTCATATCAAAAGGCTACCATGAGTTTTTTATGGAATGTAGCAGTATTTATGGCAAGTTAGGCGCAAGGAAAGAACGTGTACAATGGATCAACGAGGGTTAAAAAATGTCACCAGTTACTATCAAAAATAAAAACTTGTTGATTTTGCTGGATATTATAAAGCCATTTTTTACAAGCAAATATTACAAGGTCAAAATACATAAAAGTGGCGGCCAATAATACATAAAAGTGGCGGCCAATGGGTTGGCAGTATACAATTTATGGGAAGGGGTTATAATGCTTAAAATAAACGACAGAGTAGAAATAAAAAATTTTGCTTTAAACGGATATATTGAAGAAATAAAAAAAGGCAAAGCGTGCATAGTTAATGGTTTCGGCGATTATTTAGGCACGTTTTACCTAAGTGATTTAAAAAAAGTGAATTATGAGTGAAACAAGTAAAATTATAGCCGCAATGGTCGCTGCTGGCAGTCTAGGCGGCTTTGGTGGCCATACCATAGGAAGTGGCGAAGAAGTAACAGGAGCCACCATACATGGCTGCATTGAGTTCACCAAGCATGCAAGATCACACGAGCGCTTATTGTGTGAAAATGAAAAATTATTGATAAAGATTGGCTGTAAATAATCTAGGTCTTGCCCCTGAAATAAGGGGCTTTTTTATCCACCCTGTATTTTTATAAGCGTTTGAACGGCCTCTGTTAGCGCTGACTGATCGTTAAAACGGCTAGTAGCCCAAACAATCGTACCGATAGCCGTTGCAATAGGGATGGAAACAGCGCCAACCATCTTCCAGAAAGCGCCTTTTACCGCTGCATCTCGCTCAATAGATGGTATTATTTCAGTTGTCATCGTATTCATAGATCGTTCTTGCTCACAGATTCTATCCTGATTTGCGTCGATTCTGGCGTGTAAACGGGTAAACTTTTCCTCGTTTGCCCTTGAAACTGCATGCTGTTCCATCATAAATTGAGTCAATTTT